GTAAAGAAGGATGTCGGGAAGTCCGGCTGATAGACTTACTGTATCTCAATTCCGGCTAGCTCAGCATATGCTTTGTTAAATTGATATCTGACCTTTGCCTTTGCCTTTATTGTTTCGGAGTTTTTGCGGTAATATTTTTTTACTCTATCGTAATGTATCTCTCTGTGTTCCGCAATCCATTTTTTGGATCCTTGAATGGTGGAATAATATGTTCCGTTTTTATTTCTCAGTTTGTTTTCTTTATCTTCCATTTTCGATATCTCTTTTATATTACTATATATATTTTTATTATATATAATTTTTACTATAAAAAATTAACTTATGCTTATATATAATGATTACTCCATTAGCAGATACTAATTTATTCAGCGATTCCGATAACGACGAAGAGTTAAAGCAAGACCAGAAACCTCAAATGGAAATCGAAAAAAGAGAGGTCATTTTAACTGAGCGGATAAACATGGATATATTTTACACTTTAAAGGAGTCAATTCAATATTCGGATATCGACATTGAGCATAAGAAACAATTTAGTAAATTTGTCAAAGAAAATAAACCAGATAAGAATGGACTATATCAAGTAAAATACTCTCAAAAATCAGTAGGTGATATTTTCGGAAGAATGGTAGGCTCCGGAGTTCAATCGCTACCCCGAGCAATAAAAGGTTCTTTGATATCTGATTTATACTATGATATTGACATGGTAAATGCCGGAGTAGTATTTTTATACCATTTGGGAAAGGGGATTGGTGAAGACGATATGTATTTACTAACTCTTTTAGATTATTTAAAAAATCGGGAGCTTATTTTAAGAAAATTGACTAAATCTACTAGTCTCGCGAGAGATGAACTTAAAAAAGTCCTTATTATTGTTATGAATGGTGGAAATCATCCGTTGGCAAAATCTAATAAATGGATTCGCTCCTTTAAGGAATGTTGCCATATACTCAGAAGTAATATTACAGAAAATAACAATATCGAATACGATGCTTATGGGACATATGCCGAAGACCAAAACAGGCAAGCAAGACAAGATAAGAAATCATTGCCTATTAAAAATATAGAAGCCTCTTTTGTTTCTCAAAAGATTTATGAGCTAGAAAATTATGTTATTAATCAATTTGTTGATTATATGAAAAATAAAGGCTTTATTTCAAACAAAGACTATATCTTATGTTTTGATGGGGTCTGTGTGCCAAAGTCAAATAACGATATCCAACTTTTGGAAGAAGCTATAAGTAAATTTAGGGCTTTTGACATGGACGAAAATGAGATAGGATATTTTGAATTGAAAATAAAACCATTTGATAGTCTAGAAGCCAAGTATTTACATAAACCACCTACACACCGAGATATGTATTTGTCCGACGATTATTATTGGAATGAATTTTGCGACGATATGCTTGACTCTTCTCCGGAAGATAGACTAGGTATTTTATTACAGAAACTATCAAAGGTCTCGTTTATGCTGAATGAGATGCCAGACCATATTATAGTTAAGATAAGTGTGGAAAATATGTATCACAAATTAAAATTGAATAGTATTAAATTTACGATAAATTACGTAAGCGGTAATGATGCGAAAGGAAGACCGATATTTAAAAAGCAGTCGCTAGGAAATATGATTTTGGAATATTCGCAATACATAAAAAGATATGATGAAGTTGTATTTAGACCTCTCGGAAATAGCGGAAGAAAGCAGTTTAATGCTTTTGACGGAGTTAGAGCCAAGAGAGTAGAAAAGGTTGATACAGAGTTGATTAAACCTATTTTATACCATATCTTAGAATGCTGGGCAAGCGGAAATAACGAACACTACGAATATATTTTGAATTGGTTTAGAGTTTTATTTACTGAATACAAGGTAAAAAGAGCGATAGTATTATATTCAGCCGAGCAACAAATTGGCAAAGGTGCGATAATCAACGAATTCTTGATTCCTTTCGTATTCGGAAATCAATATGCCATGTCGATCGCTGGTCTTTCATCTGCTACGGATAAATTCAACTCACTTATGCAGAATAAATTATTGATAAACTGCGACGAAACCAGCTGTTTAAAAGATGTAAGTAATAAATCCGTTTTTGATATCTTGAAAAAGCGAATTACCGATAAAACAATAGAAATAACCCGTAAATGTATTGATACCGTAATAAAAGAAGATTATACCAACTACATCATAACGACAAATAACTTATTTTCAGTCAAAATAGAACAGGGTGATGATAGGTATTTTGTCCTAAATGTATCACCCAAATTTAGAAGAAATAAAGTATATTTTGATAAATTGCTGGAGTCATTTACTCAGGAAAGTGCCGACCACTTTTATACTTGGATATTAGAACGACCTGAGGCAAGCATCAGCGAAATACCGATGACTGCGATTAAAATGAATATTATGAAGGCTTCGCTGTATAATTCGGTTAAATTTTTAATAGATGTAAAATCGGGTGAATATAAAATAAATGATTGCGACATCAACGATGGCTTTATACAAGCAAGCATTTTATATAATCATTTTAAGAAATGGACAGAGCAGGGAGGCGAACGGCTTACTACCCGCGGTACATTTTACTCTCAAATATACGAAGTCATGGAAAAAAAGAGAAAGAACAGTGGAATGTTTTACAATTTGAATACTTCAAAACTAGATAAATATATCATTAATGAATAAATCTATAAAATTGTCAATTTGATAAAACCATTTATTTTTTTTTATGAATTTATCAAATTGGTACTCCGATTTTATAGGCATCTAATAGTTCAACCATTGCCGTTTTTGAATTTAGTTTATCTTCTTCAAAAATGAAATTAGGAACAAAAGCAGTTCCGTCCGAGTTTAGCCCCTTTCCTTGTTTTATGGCTGAAAGTAAGGCAATTAGTCCGAGGTAATTCTTATATGCCGGTTTTTGGAAATTTCCTTTTTTAGGTTTTATTCTATTTAGTTCGTTTATCATGGAGTCTATCCTATCAACATCTACTAATGTAGGGTTTTCTCTTATTACGGTTCTCAAATATCCTAGCCTTCCTTTTAGTATTTCCTGTTCTTCGGCATCTCCTTTTCTGGGATTAAAAACGGGCTGGTCGGCTAGTAATCTTTCGTCTATTATTTCTGGAATAAATGTTGCTCCTAAATCCTTTCCGAGTTTTTCTAATAATAAATCCGCATCTTCCTCCGTGATCTTAACTTCTTCACTTTTCATTAATTTTGTCATGACATTTTTAAAGTTTAGTAATAAAAGTTTATCTAAATCTCTAAATTCTTTTATTTCTTCTATTCCTTTTTCACCACGAAGTATAATAGTTTCGGGCTCTGTTGTAATCGAGCTGGTTGAGCTTCTGCGGGAGCGGGTAGGAGAGGTAGGACGGCTAGAGCCAATACCTCCGCGGATACCACTGCCGATAATACCACCTCCGAAACCACCACCCATTTTTTCTTCCTCTTCAACTATCCCAACTAATCTGGCTAGTAAATCACTGGTTCGTTTTGCTTCTCCGCCCTCTCTTGCTCTTATTTCTTCTTTTTGTCTATCTGTTAAAGTAGATAAGCCCATTAGGTCGGCGGGTCCGGGGTTTCGCGGTACTCCATCCTTATATACTATATTCCCGAGTTGGTCGATTGTTTGAGGAATCCAACTTTGACGGGGAAAAACGGACTTATTACATCGGGGATCGGATGTGTTCAAATCGATCCGATAAGTCCATGGTCTCATCGTTCCATTTGGTATTTCTTTTTGAGTAAAAAAGCGAGAGGAAGTTTCAAACATATTATACGGCGGGCTATCTTTCAAGGTTCCCTGAATTTTAAATGAAGGGTCGCCGGGGTCATAAGCATCCTCCGATAGGGCATATCTTCCCTGTTTCATTTGTTTTATTTGGACTCCAATATATGGCTTGATGTATGGTCGTCCATTTTGCTTTATATAATTTCGCAGGTCTATTAAACTTTCGGCCATCTATAACAGCATATTTATTTTTCTTCAGAAGTTAAAAAATAGTTTTGGAGGGAATGACTACCCAAGCCGTCTTTTTTTTCATAAATGTGGTGTGTTCCTGCTTTTGCCATACTAGTTTCGCTCAGGGCATCAAAGTCGCCTACATGGTAATAGTGTGTGCGCTCTTTATATTCTGGATGAAAATCGGAAAATGAAGTGCGGGCTGTTGCTTTGTTTTTCGGCAATCTAGTCTCAAAGACAACATTAGGGTCGATAGCTCCGCTTCCGGCACTAAAATTATGAGACTGTACTCCATACTTTTTTGAAAGATTAGCTCCGATAGTTCCGCCGAGACTATGACCATAAACTTCAATTTGTTTATCGGGGTACTTTGCCTGTAATTCTTTCAATTTATCATCTGACTTTCTAAACCGGCTAGAATGTGTTGCTCCGAGAGCTACCCCGAAATCGGTTATCAAATCGCTGACCGCATCTCCCCAGCCGTGCTTTAGTTGAGTTCCTCTTATTGACATGTGTATTTTTCCATTCTTAGGGTCTATATAAACTGCGTGATATTTATCAGAAGCATCGGCATCATATATTAATCCTTTATCTTTCAATCCATATATATTTGTGTATCCCGCTCTTTTTTTTGGTTCTTGATAACTGGCATTTGCTATTTTCGCATAAAAATCAATTTGCCCTCTCTCGTCATCAGTTAAATTTTCCATCTATACTAAATAAAGTAAAAATTATTTCATGGAGATTTTTATACAGCCGTAATATTGAATACAATTTCATAGGGAAAATCGTCGGAAGGATTCCAAATATTATCCGCATCGTCTGCTAGAATAATTTTAATATTGTTAAGGTCATTTGCTCTACATGTAGAAATAACCGGAATAGAAGGAATATTATCATCATAGAAAATATAAGAAAAAGGAGAAGTGGTTACCGGAATATATGAGATAAGATTATTATTACCACTACTTTCAACGGAGCTAGTGGAAAAGGAAACTCTTATTTTGATTGCTGAGGTTCCAGCTAAATTAACCTGAACATCTCCCGTTACTATATTTTGAAATCCTACTAAAGTCGTTTTAAATCCCGAAATTGTGTTAAAAGTTGTGCCGAAAGATGGAGCACGAATTAGCACCGTGTTTACTCCGTCGCATGATATGGTCATTTTGAAAGTATCCGGATTATATGTTGCGGTAAAGACAACTCCGGAAGCTGGAACATTTAGGGCAGTTGTTAGGGCTGTTGCGAAACTCGTGCCGGTATATGCTCCTTGCGGAATTGTCGTAGTGTAAGTTACTCCCAAAACTCCATTTACCGAAAACACAACAGTATTATTTCCAGAATTTACTGGATATACTGAATTTAGACATACAAATTTACTTAAGGCAATAGAATAGTATTCCGCCTGTGAGAAATTTCGTAAAATATTAAACTGAGCACTTCCCGAAGTTCCGCTAACTCTATCACTGCTTCTTAATAAATATTTAAAACTGCTCATACTCTATATTTATGAAATTATAAATTTTATAAAACAAAAGCAAAAAAAAATGGATTTATAAATCCCGTCAAATTTTAATTTCACGGAGATTATTAAATTTTAAATTTAATGGATTTAATACAATACAACCGAATTACTTGCTGAAAGTAAAAGCATTCTATCATGGAGAACCCATGATCGGAGAACTGTACCGGCATTATATCCGCCGGTTCTATTTACTTGGATTTGTAGTTGATTTGATGTTAAATCAGCACCGCAACTATAACTATCAAAAGAACTAGTATTTACTGCCATAATAAATGCTTTGCTTTCGATTTGGACTCTGACAGCTCCGGCCGCAGCATATGAGTCGGTAGGAAATGTGTTAGTAGCATTAAATTCAGGTCTTGATACACTAGAGGGGTGATTTGGAATACCTAGGGCACCCTGAACACTTAGTGCGTGCTGCATCATTTCACCGTTTAGAATACCTGCTGTTTTTACCTCCGCATATGAAGGAAATCTTTGAGAGCCGATAATATATTGATAACCATCAACACCATCTTTTGGAGTTGTTGAAATTGAGCGGTATTGTTGTGCTAGTTGTACATTTTCCTCAGAGTAAGGATAGTAATGTGCGGAAATAACACCACGGCAAGATTTTACCCGTGTAGGTATAACGGCTTGATATCCCGCATTTCCTGTAATTGTATTTTGAGTATGCCAAAAACTAGTAAAGGAAATTGGAATTCCCATAGGGCTATTGTATTGGTCGAGCAGGGCATTTTTTAGCATTTCGGAGGGCTGACGAAGACAGGCAATAAAGCGACATTCTGATAAAGTATAAGTAAAATTGGCAGCAGCAAACCCCGCCCGTGTGGTTTCTTGGAAGAAACATAAATTAGGTTGCTCTAATGTTAGTTCAAATTGTAAATTTCTCATAAGCATCAGTGGAATCATCTTACTGTTGTTAAAGAAATCACTAAATGGTTTGAACATAACTTGAATATTTCCTCCGGCTAAGGCGAATGGAGTGTTGGCATTCATTACACCATATTGATTATATCCCTGCTGTCCAGTAACGATTGCTCTTTCTCCTTTATATTTCTTCCATACAATAATTCTTGAAAATGCTGCAGCATTCGCAAGATTTTTTGGGGCATCCCCAACTACATCAATAGTAAAGGTGGCAGCACCGACGCTTGCCACGACTCCACTACCACCGCCTAGGGCAGCCCTCCCTACAATTTCAACATAATCTCCAACATCAATGTATTCCGTAGCATCTGTATTTAAATTAGCCACAACACCGGTGGTTGCCACAAAGGTAGTTGTATTACCAGCAAAATCAATCAGCGGTAATTCAAAACTATCTTCTCTATACCATAAATCAGTCATACTATCCTGAGATAATGAGGGTTCTAAATTTTTAACATAATCGTTATCTAACATGTATCGGCGAGCAATAGCATACATTTTATTGTACTGGTCTAACCTTTCTATTTCTGTTCCATTTGATAGTAAAATTCTGAAAGTATTAATCATAGCGTGAATTCCGCCGAGGTCAATACGAGGACTATTAACGGTTGCTGCGAAAGTTGGATTTAGTTGAAAGCGGAAATATGAATTTCGTCCATCCAAAAGACTATCAGACGAATTAATAGTATATCGGATAATTTGCCCTGGGGCATATGCTCCGGAACTATCACTCAAATATTCCTGAAATCTAGTACTTACAATAAAATTAGCGGTGGAAGCGGGAACACCGTATTCGGTTTGTGCTGGTCTTTCTTGTTGAAACTCTACACTCGTCATATACTTAGTATATAATAAATCCATAGGAAAATTATTAAATTTTAAATTTAATAAATCCAGTTATAAATTTAATAAAATATACATGTTTGAGTTTCTTAACCCGATAAGAAGGATAAATAACTTTGTTTATTCTACGGCTGATAGAATAGAAAGAGGTTTTATTAAAACTTTCAATTACGCTAACAAAAATCTAAGAAATGTTGCTAGGCTAGTCGGCTCTGAAAGTCTAGTAGATGATTTGGGAGATACTGGAATAGGACCCGTTAAATTGAAAAATACCCCTGGGCTAATCCGTGCCGGCGGTGCTCTGGTTAAGGGCGGAAGTAAATTCGTCAAAGATATAATCGGCTAGATACAACTTTCCACCAGCTAATATTTTATTAGCAACTATACGAATGCCGGACTTGTTCCAAAGTTCTTTTATTTTATTCAACATTCCGCCTTCTTTTTTTTCCATCCCCCGATCCAAGGGGATAGACGAGGAAATATAGCCAGCTAATTTATCTATCTTTTCTAAATATGGAATAATATGAGGTGCCAGAGGAGGAAGCAATCTACATAGGTAGCGGTATATTATTTCGGTGATTACTGCGGTAATAATACACCATGCCTTTTTATAAAATGCCATTTCGTCTAACTTTGCTAATTCCGCTTTTATATCGCCGTCGCACATTTCTTTACAATATTTATGAACAAAGAAATAATTATTCTCTGAGCCAAGCACTGGAAATTGTTCTGTGAAAAACTTACTTTCCATTTTGAAAAGATCCATTGAGTTTAAAATTCAATATATATTATAATCAGCAAAATTATAAAATTCATAAATATATAAAATGATGGAAGAAAAGAAGCGAATCAATATTCAGCCACTCCCACAAAAAGCAATGAAAATAATTAACAAGGACATTAAGGAAGAATTTCCGGCACTGCGAAAAAAAAGATATGAGTTTGTTCCGTCAGAAAAGCAAAAGGAAAGTCTAAAAAAGGCGATAGAAGTCCGCAAGAAAAAGGCGGGTGAAAGAAAGGAGAAAAAAGACCTTATTGAGAAAAGTGTAAAAATGCTGATGAACCGGACGGATTGGACGGGATGGAAACAGGAAGCAAATACACCCGCCGAAAATGATGTCAATAGTTCGGTACAACAAATTTATTTATCCGAATTAGACAGCCTCAAAGGTCAGATAGAAGCAATCAAAAGAGAAAAAGACCAAATGGAATCTCTTCTCATGGAGCTCAGAGATGTCATTATAGAAAATCGCAGAGATTTGAAGTCCGGCGAGGCAAAGCGAATAAAATATCCTGAGCAAGCGGGTAATATGAGTTTCGTCAGCGGAAGACTATGGGGGGTCTAGATTTTATCAAAATAACAATTTGACGTGTTCCGGATTTTATTAAATTCATCAATTTAATATTCAATGTACTATTTGAATAATAGTATAGATGGAGAAAGAAAAGAAAAGAGCCGGCGATGGTTTATCGGATTCTAAATCCGGTGGAGTTATCGCTAGCGAGGAAAAGTCAAATTATAAAATAGAGCATATCCCGAGCGGATACGAAGACGCCGAAATGTCCGTGAAGTGTGAATTTCTTCCACAGCCTAATTTTTCGTGGCTGATTGTCGGAAGCAGAAAATCCGGCAAGAGTAATTTTATTCGAAATGTTCTAATGAAAAAATGTTATTTATCAGGTATGTTTATTCCGGCTCATATATTTATATTTTGTCCGACAGTAAATTTAAACAGAGATTACGAAGCCCTAAAAATACCGGCAGATAATATATTTGAAGGTTTTGACAAAGGAATAATACAAGAAATCTTAACAGAACAAGAAAGATTAATCACAACATACGGCAGGAATAGAACTCCCAATATTTTGCTCCTTTTCGACGACTGTGCCTATGGAAGTGCCCTACATTATAATTCTATTTTAAATAAATTAGCAATGAATGGAAGACATTACCGGATATCCTATATTGTGGCGGTACAGACCCTCAAGAGTGTTTCGCCAAAAACTAGAAAAAATCTAGATGCCATTACTTTCTTTCCATCAAATATTTTAGAGATAGACCAAGTGGTCGAGGAATATGTTCCAAAAAAAAATCGCAAGCAGGTGGCGGAAATACTGTCAAATTATTCTAAAATTCCTTATTCATTTTTACAAGTAAATAGACATGGTGAAAAAAAATACAGTATTAACTTTCAACCGCTTAATATATGAGCAGTTATTTCATTCCTAAAAATTGTGCGAATGATACACTGTATTCGTTAATAGACGAAGAGGTTATTGCCGAAGTTAATGCTATTTTGAACGGCGGGACTATTTCCCCGAATTTTGTGAATGTCACCATTTCCAACGAATTGATATTTAGCAACTCCGGCTTTCTAATGCGGATTAAACCAACTACATTATCAGGAAGTCGGAGTTTAACAATTCCAGATGCGGGCGGTGAATTAGTTGTAGCAGGAGCCGTTCAAGATATAACAAGTAAATTATATCAAGCGAGGCAAGGCTCAGCAAGTTCTCCGAGTTATGCTTTTGATTTATTCCCTACAACTGGAATATACAACGACGGAATAAATAGCCGATTACATTTTAGTGTAAATGGAGTTGAAACATTAAGACTAAATCAAAATGAAACAATAACCTATAATCCAATAGAGGCACAAAATGGAAGTTCTGCCGTGCCGAGTTATTCCTTTGCTTCAAATAGAGATGTTGGATTATTCTATGATTCAAAAGCCATAACAATCAATACGAGTATAGACAATTCAACAAGATTAACTATCGGAGCGACTATTACAACTCATTCTAATCAAGTTAGATTAACCGCGGGAAGTGTCTTAGCTCCCGCCCTAACCTTCGGAAGCCTACCGCCCGCAGCAACAACGGGTTTATTTTATGAGAGTTTTAGCACAATTGGGTTCGCAAGTAATGGGACGGAAATAGCCCGAATAAGTGGAAGTGGTTTAACAGTTAGTGATGGTCGGCAGATTATAGCCCCAGGTTCAGCAGGTGGGTCAAGTGAAACATCACCAGCTATTTTCTTTAACGAGTCGGCGACTCACGGGATCTATACAACCTCAGGTAATGAGCTTAGTTTTACAGTTAATTCAGTTAGAAGAATGTTTTTATCGTCTAGTCAGCAACGCAACACAATTCCTATCCGCTGCAATGATGGAAGTGTTTCAGCACCTTCTTTTGCCTTTGCCTCAGAAACAAATACGGGAATTTACCGCTCGGGAACTGCTACTTTATCTATTGCTTGTGGAGGCTCTGAAAGATTAAGAATTGGAACTAATTTAGGAGTTTCATATAATGCTGGCGGAACTCAAGTTAGTTTTCAAAGAAGTGATTTAGCATATGGGGCTGCGACTTTGGCTGTTGATGCCTCAAATGATTTTAATATTAGCAATACCTCAGGAAGTCGAACAATAAATTTAAATACGAACAATGGCGAAGTTGTCGTAGCTAATGGGACGAATATCAGAAGTCAGGAATCTTATGACGATACAACTGCCACCGCTGCAAATCTAGTAGTTGATTCTTCCGGCTTGTTTCTTCGCTCTACTTCTTCTATCAAATATAAAAAAAATATTGAAGACTTTACAGGAGGTTTAGATATGATTAGTCTGCTAAAACCTATTACCTATTCTAATAAATTCAAAACAATAAAAAGGGAAGAAGAGATGATTTCAAGAGACGGAAAAAAAGAAATGAAATATATAAAAGAAAAGGTGGATGACGACAGTGGTAAGCGATATGCCGGCTTTATAGCAGAATCGTTAGACGAAGCAAAATTAAACTTATTTGTTTCATATAATGACAAAGGAGAGCCTGACAATGTGGAGTATAGCAGAATAGTAGTTTTGCTAGTAAATTGTATAAAAGAGTTGAAAGAAAGACTAGAAGTATTAGAAGAGAATCCATGAAGTTTTAGAGTGGTCTCTTACAAATCCGCGATATAGACCTAGTCACAAATCCGCGATATAGACCCTATTTACTATAATCTACTTATAAAACAGCTACAAAAGTAAGAGTGTAGGGCAGTGTATGCGGTTTTTGGGTCATACATCACTCCCTTCAACCCGCTAGACCCCTCTATTTACTATAATCTACTATACTATACTAACTAAAAAAAAAAAAATATATAAAAGTGTAGAGATGTAGGGTATAAAATAAATTTATATATCGCAAAGGGTATAGTATATCTACGTACAAAGGATTTATTTTTCTGTCCGGCGGAGCACTCAACAACCCCGAGCATCACCGCAATCTAGTTTTAATGGACAATTCTACCCAAAACCCCTATGTCCCTATGTTCGGACATAGACTTATCTGGCTATTTTGTCGGCTCTACAAAATTGGCTAAAAAATTATAATGCCGATTTGACCAGCAGTGGTCTCGGAATTTCTCTTTTAAGATTTTTGACCCGCAAAAGCATTTTATCTTAACTCTATTCCCCTCAATCTCCTCCAACTCGCCATTTTCGTTGGCACTCTGAAACATATCATCAAATCTATCCTTTCTCCATTGCTCAATCGCCTTAAAATTCTTCCTCCGCTCTCTTGCTTTCTCATTCATTTTTTTTAGATAACTTCTATAAGAAATATAGTAGATAGAAAAGGCGGAATTATAATTTACCGGACTTAGTTTATTTATCCACAACTGCTCCAGAGCATTCAACTGCTTATAGTCAAACACTTCATATTCTCGGATTAAAAAAATACTACAACTATCCACCCCGTATTTGTCGAATATACTCCAAACGGACATATTGTCTTTTTTTTTATTATTGCTATAACTTCTATAGTCGGCTATATGTTGCCTCATTCTGCTCTCTAGGCTATTGAAAGTCGAGCCGATATAAAATTCCGGTCCGTCTGCTGTTCTAATCTTATATACTCTTCCAATCTTCATTAATATAAAAATTATCTTAATAACTTTTTTGATATCAAAAAAATAAATTAAATAATTATTTATGCTGAGACTTTGCGAGGACTTCGGCTTTTTGGTGTCGCTTGCTCTGCTTGTGTCCGTATTCCGATGCCTTAGATAATTCCATATTACATAAATTACATGTTATTTTCTGTTTCTTCTGCTCGGCGATCTTTTCTCTATTTTTAATTCTATATTCTTTCGCATGATTTTTCCATCTTTCTTGATTGAGTAAATAATAACGGTGCTTATATTCGTATCTTTCATCTCCGGAAATAAAGGAGTATATGCTGTCTAAACTCATATGATTTGTTATAGTTTTATATTTATAACGATATAAATGAACTTAATGATTAGGTTGAGCAGACTGGTCTTTAAACAATGTTTAAACAGTAATTGTTGTAATAGCGAAAACCATAATAATAATTCGCCTGAGAGAAGAAGGAGGAGACGGCGAAAGAGGAGACGGCGAAATAAAAACACGGAGATTTTACGAATAAGACATCCGCACTTCTAGCCCGTGTTTATTTCGTATATCCTTAATGCTTTCTTTTAAAGTTGTTTTATTCCAAAGCAGATTAGAAGACCAGAATAAAGGGCTGGTTTTATCATTCATTTTATCAGGATTGCCGGAGCGATGTCTCTTTATCCATGCTGATTTTTTTGCCTCGTCTTTATGCTCTAAAAAAGTGTCCGCTCCTTCTGCCCCGAAATGTAAAGTTTTTTTTCCGTCCATAGTTATAGTAAATCTTTTTCCTTTTCTATTACTTTTAGATAATCTCGCGATTATCATTTTATAATATTGAAAAAATATTTTATTATTTGTATAAATTTAGAATTCTCTCCACTTGCCCCATATTTTTTTACTTCTCTTCAAATGAAATAAACTATTTTCATTCATAATAATAGTCTCGGCTTTTTCTCGCTCTTCTTCTGTCCAGTTTTTCTTTTTCATAAGTTGATTTAAAAAAAGACAATCAATATTATTTATTAAAATTAAATGTTTAATTCTATTAGCATTCATTTTTTAAAAAAATAATAATAATTATATAACAATGCCGAGACAAAAAAAACCAACATCAATTCCAAAGGGAATGGAATTATTTACAGCCGAAGAAATAGAAAGCATGGAATTTTCCAGAATGATGAAAAATAAGGCAGAAGAGGCGATGAGAAAGGAAAAGCAAAAAGAAAAGGCAAAAGCCCTAGCCGAATTAATGAAAAAGCAAGAAAGAGAACAGAGGGCACATTTGAAAGAGATAGCAAGAAAAGAAAAGTTAGAAGAGAAAGAAAGAATAAAAGCAGAAAAGGCAGAGGCTAAGGCTCAGGGCAAAAAAATGAAAGCTCAGGAGAAGGAGGATAAAGTAAAGGTAAAAAAACCAAAACTTACACAAGAAGAAAAAGAAAGAATAAAAGCAGAAAAGGCAGAGGCTAAGGAAAGAATAAAAGCAGAAAAGGCTAAAGCCAAGGAAGAAGCCAAGAGAGCTAAACAAGAAGAAAAGGAAAGAATAAAAGCAGAAAAGGCTAAAGCCAAGGAAGAAGTCAAGAGAGCTAAACAAGAAGAAAAAGAAAGAATAAAAGCAGAAAAGGCTAAAGCCAAGGAAGAAGCCAAGAGAGCTAAACAAGAAGAAAAAGAAAGAATAAAAGCAGAAAAGGCTAAAGCCAAGGAAGAAGTCAAGAGAGCTAAACAAGAGGCTAAGGAAAAGATAAAAGCAGAAAAGGCTAAAGCCAAGGAAGAAGTCAAGAGAGCTAAACAAGAGGCTAAGGAAAAGATAAAAGCAGAAAAGGCAAATGCTAAAAAATCCGGCAAGCAAAGGGTAAAACAAGAAAAGCAAAGGGTAGAAAATGAGAAAAAAATAGTAGAACAAACACAGCCAAAGAAAAAAACAATAAGAAGAGACAGCAAGTCCGTAGGGGTTAGTAGGGAGGTTTCACCGCCCGGGCGAGAAAGTAAATACATGCCTGACCTTTCTACCGAAAAGAGTATGAAATTATTAAAGAAGAAACTAAAAGAAATGACAAGGGCAGAAGAGCCGGAAATAAAGAAGGTTGAGCCGATATTGTCGGGCGTCGGCACTGTTGAAGTTGATAAAACTAAATTATTAATGAAGGAAACCAGCCAGCAACCTAAAAAAGTAATATTTGAACCAAACCCAACAGAAAAATATAAACCATTCCTATCCAAGTGGATGTCCCTCTACAATATTCCAAAGTTTAAAAATGATACTGGATTTGCGTATGGTAAAACATACGAGGCGGGAAGCAAACTAGGAAAACAAAAAGAATTTAACTTTGATGTTACTTATAAAGCCGGTGGTGGAACAGCTCCCGCTAAAAAGGGTCAATCAGCATTTTTATACGATAAAACATATGAAGCAGGAAGCAAACTAGGAAAACAAAAAGAATTTAACTTTGATGTTACTTATAAAGCCGGTGGTGGAACAGCTCCCGCTAAAAAGAGTCAATCGGCATTTGTATATAATAAAACATATGAAGCGGGAAGCAAACTAGGAAAACAAAAAGAATTTAACTTTGATGTTACTTATAAAGCCGGTGGTGGAACAGCTCCCGCTAAAAAGGGTCAATCAGCATTTTTATACGATAAAACATATGAAGCAGGAAGCAAACTAGGAAAACAAAAAGAATTTAACTTTGATGTTACTTATAAAGCCGGTGGTGGAACAGCTCCCGCTAAAAAGATAAAATTGAAAAGGAAAAAAAAATCAAACTAATCTAACCGCCTATACTTCGACCGCTTCTTTCAACTCCCTATTATATCGTCCAACATGGATTCCAGCAAACGATTTAGTAAATGCTATCAACTCCTCGGACGAGCGATATTTGGCATTTGTGTAAAGTTTCCATATCACAGATGATTTATAATTTATAGCACCGTCTACGATGGGATATATTATACCGCTATGGAGGTATGTTTTACCCTTCTCTAATTTATCATATTTAATATCAGTAATAAACATATTAGCACTATCATACTCTCCGTTTTCAACTCCCTCTTTTATTTTTTCTAATGTTGCTGTATAATAACTGCTTTTTACATCTATCCCTTCTATCCAATTCATCAGAAAATCAATATCGTTATTTTTATTCGCCAAATTTAATATTTCCGTATGCCTGTCGTAAGATGGCATTAATTCTTTTCCCGTAGCAGAACTAATATTACTATATTTAACCAACTCAGCCCTACACATCGGACATTTATAGCAACCATTCCCTGACTTCAACTTAGCCACACACTTCCTACATATATTATTATGCCCACAAGCCACATAACTTTTGCTCTTGACAGCACCATAACAAATACAGCATTCTAATACTCCAGCCATTCTACCATATATCTTATATATCTTTATAACAAAATATTAGTAGGGGTAGTCTAAGTCAGGATAGACTAAGTCGAAGAGTTAAAAAAAAATATGTCTTAGTCTGATGCCTGCGGACTAAGTTTAAGCCTCGCTAATTCTCCGGCGATCTTACACCGCTGAGTTTTGGAATGTGAGTATTTGCTTGCTCGGGCTATAACTGCTCCACACATATCACATGTTATTTTTTCCTTTCTATGTTCTTTTAGTTTTTCGTGATTGTTCTCAATGTATTTATTTCGGGACTTCTTTACCTTCTCGGGGTTAGCAGTCCTCCATTCTTTCATATATTCGTTATTTCTTTCTTTATGGGTTGTTTGGTATTTCTTTTGTATTTCCTTAACCTTATCCTTATTCTTTTCATAATACTTTAAGTTTCTTGACTTCTTCATTTCCTTTTTTTTCTTTTCTTTTTCTTCCCTAGAAAGAAATAAAGTATCGGAGTCAGACAACTCAGCCGTGGAAATAGGAACCAAATCCCCCTCGCCATCATCATAAAATACTTCTGCTTTTAGTTCTCTCAACATATTATATATCTTATTTAATATTTATAATAAATTAATACATAGATAAAACTTAGTTGAGGCAGGCGATACATGTCCTAGTTGTCTCTGAATGTATGTTTCTTCGGGAATATTATTTGGACGACCATAAAGGAGGTAGGAAGCATTAGCAGATATATATCGGCATTTGTGTGCGGTCAGGCTCGCAAGATATATTATTTCGTCTTTCGTGGGATTAGCTCCGGCGGTGTGGAATAATGGTAATATTTGTTTAAAAAATGCTTTATTTAAGTTGGGATTAATATTTCGGGTAGTCCCCGAACGAATATCTTCTACTAACTTCAAAACATCCGAACTTTCAAGATAAACCAAATCTCGCTCAACCTCTACCACGGACGACTTTGCTATTCCGCGAACTATTATTTTATTTTTATTTTTATTTGAAAGGAATGTAGATAAGCCGACGACTTCAATAGCCCTAGAACATGTAGCCAGCATTACGGCTAGGATCTTTTCATATTTGTTTCCATTTTTTAATTCTTCTATTTTTTCAAATAATTCAGATAATTTTACGTAAGGACGGCGGAATCTACCTAAGTTTCGCATTTCTACCCTTTCCGCCGTTTCTCTTTTTTGTATGTCAGCCTCTTCCTTACTCCTTCCAAGAATATAAAGAGATTGTTTATATATTTCTCCCTGTCCATGTATTTCTCTTATACTATTTCTAAATTTAGAAACATATGTATTGAAAGTATTTTGATTCTGGTAAGATATCTTTAATAAATTTTGTAAAGCAATAAATAGTCGTCTCCACCCATTCGAATATTTAGCGGGTGAAGTCCGTATCACCCCAAACCATATATCAGGCAAACTTTTACTTTTATAATTCCTGAATAGTATATCCTCTTTTTTTTCTATATTTTTATTAATTGTTGTCAAAACCTTTTCCAATCTATTCATTATATTTATAACTCAATAAGATTTTAGTGAAATTTAATAAGATTTGTAATCTTATGGATTTATAAGAAATGTTGCTTTTTCATATGAATTTGAAAATAACCGGTGGATAGGTCAGCCCCGCACATCTCGCATATTACCCTTTCTTTTCTTTTTGTTAAAGAATTATACAGGCTTCGTTCTCTGTGTTCTTTATTTTTCTTTGGATTGTTCTCCCTCCACTCCTTAACCCTAGTTCTGCTCTTTTCTAACCGCCTGCTTTTTTCTTCCTCTGTTTCCTTCTCTCTTTCCTTTTTTTTTCTTTGATAGTAAAGCCTAGAATATTCCCTATCCCGTTTCTTTTTTGCTGAATCAAGGTCTCCATGTATTGCTTCCTCTTCCATTATTATAATAATTTTTATATATTTTTCTATATGCCATTTTTGGCAGATAAGCAAAAACTCCGAAACAATAAAGGCAAAGGCAAAGGTCAGATATCAATTTAACAAAGCATATGCTGAGCTAGCCGGAATTGAGATACAGTAAGTCTATCAGCCGGACTTCCCGACATCCTTCTTTAC